CCAGTATTGCGTGGCGTAATCATGGCGGCATCTGGCGTTATCCTACGTCTTTCATCATCAAAAGATCCAAATTCATCACTACCAGACATCTCAACATCAGCAGATTTTTCTGCTGGTACAGTAAGAGGATATGTGACAGGTACAGTAAATCTCCTAAGTGGTGCTCAGGAATTCGTAATGCTCCTAAATGGTCATAAAGGATCTAACGAACTTTTCCCAAGAGCAGTAACTGCTTCATTTGATCCATCTGCACCAAACTACTTTGGAAATGTCTTTAACAGAGACGCTCTAAGAATGGAAGAAGCAGGTTATGTTCTTTATTCTTACTACGATATTCAAAGTGGCCTCGCCGTTCCAACTGGCTCAGGTATCATTCTAAATGCTGTTGGCGGAACAACAGAAAATATTGCATTCTTGGTTACAGGCTCACAAACACGTAATAGCGGTTCTTCAACTGCTCCAAACTACGAAAACTTTGAAGATAGATATCAAACTGCTCATACACCATGGTTTATTTCACAACGTCAAGGTGGTTTATATCAAAACCTCTTTAGACTACACTTAATCTCTGATGGTGATAAAAATAATATTAAAGTGAGTATCGAAAACGTATCACCATCAACAAATGATGCCGCCCCATACGGTACATTCGATGTTGTTGTAAGAACATTTGCTGATTCAGATGGTGGAAAAGTAGTATTGGAAGCATTTAGAGGACTAAGCCTAAATCCTTCATCTGACAGATATATTGCAAAACAAATTGGTGATAAACACACCTATTACAATTTTGATATCTCGGACGATCAACAAGGATTAACTGAAACAGGAAATTATGACTTACGTTCACGTTATGTTCGCGTTGAAATGGATGCTCTTGTTGATAATGGAGATATTGATCCGTCTCTAATGCCACTGGGTTTTAGAGGTCCACAACACCTTGTAACATCTGGTTCTTCACCACTTCCAGGGTTTATTGATGCATTTTATCTTAGCTCACAAAATCCATTCTACAAGGTTGTTGAACCACCTGTCCCATATAGATTAACACTTGCTAAAGGTACAGGCACAACAAAAACAGCAGATAGAACTCTATACTGGGGTGTTCAATTTGAAAACGTCACCTCCGCTGGCGAACCAAATAGTTCCGCTGTTCCAAATAAAAGCTTGCCATCAAGAAGTAGATTTTTCCCAAACTTCCAACTTGATTGGATGAACTTTGCTGTTGATAACAACCCAGGTGTTGCAGATACTACTGCAAACGGCATTCTAGATGCAGATAGATTTAACAACAACCTTTTCAGCCTTGAAAAAGTTAAAATCTATTATATTTCTTCAACAAATTTACCAGACGTAAACAGACTAAAAGATTGGACATATGTTCGTGCAGGAAATATTGCAACAAACACAACCAATCTAACAAGAGCACTTACACTAAGCGATCTTGCAGACCCAACAACCAGAAGCGTTGCTAAATTCACAACATACTTCTATGGTGGTTTCGATGGTGTTAGAATCTTTAACACAGATACAAACTACCTAACAAACAAAGCCATTACAGAAGAAATGGATTCTGCAAACAGAGGTTTCTCAAATGGTCCAACTGTCAAAGCTTATACAAAAGCCCTAAATCTTGTTTCTGATGCCTCTGAAGTTGACGGCAGAATCTTTGTTGTGCCAGGAATTCGTCACGCTATCATCACTGATGCGGCAATCGATATCGCAACAAATGATAGAAAAGATATCTTCTACATCTTTGATATTGAAGAAGAAGATACCTACGGAAACACCGTTGTTGATCCAAACTCACAAGATGTTTCAATTACTCAAACCATCACAAACTTCAGAAACAGAGGTTTAAACTCTTCTTACGCAGCAGCTTACTTCCCAGACGTTATAATCAGAGATGATTTTAACAAAACAGCAGTAAGAGTACCACCAACAGTTGCAGTTCTAGGTGCATATGGTTTAAATGATCTTATTGGTCATCCATGGTTCGCACCAGCGGGCTTCAGCCGTGGTGCCCTAACATCAGTTGAAAGAACTGCTCTAAACCTTAAACAAGAAAATCTTGATGATCTATACCCAGAAAAAATTAACCCAATCACAGCCTTCCAAGGTCAAGGGGTTAAAGTCTGGGGACAAAAGACAGTAAACGCTTCTGTTTCTGCTCTTGAACGCATTAACGTTCGTAGAATGATGCTCACCCTTAGAAGAAGAGTTCGTGCAATTGCCAAATCAAACCTCTTTGAGCAATACACAGACGACGCTCTCGCAGGGTTCCAACGTCAAATCGAACCAGTGCTAAAAGAAATTCAAGATCTTGGTGGTGTTGACCAATACAGAGTAGTAATTGACACAACCACAACAACAGCACTAGACAGAGCAAACAGAACAATTCGCGGCAAAATCATTGTTCAACCAACAAGAGCCCTAGAATTTATTGATGTAACCTTTGTTCTTACCAGAAACTCTGTTCAATTTACCAATTAATAAAAATATTTAATTCTACTTTAGGATTAAATAAAATCCCTATATCTCAATAGTTAAAAGCTAGAGATATAGGGATTTTTTATTATGGCCGAAACACTACCAATTAACAAAACACTTCCAGTGAAGTGGGAACCTGTTATGAAAAACAGGGCGGTTCTTGAAATTGAGGGAATCGACTACTTCTTAATTAAATCATTCGCCGCCCCAGAAGTTCAAGTTGAAAAAGCTGACATCCACTGGCTAAATGTCCAACGTAAAGTTGCCACCAAAATGACATTCCAACCAATGAACGTCACCCTTCACCAAGCCATTGCTCCAAACGCTACCCAACAAATTCAAGAATGGCTTAGACTTTCAACTGAATACATTTCTGGCCGCTCTGGTTACATGGACTTCTACAAACGTGACATCGTTATTAAAGTTCTTGACCCAGTTCTAAACGTAATCAATCGTTGGGAAATCCGTGGCGCATTTATCACATCTGCAAACTTTGGTGAGTATGCACATGAATCAGCAGAAATACAAGAAATCACTTTGACGCTAGAATACGATATTGCTTACGCAATATTTTAATACAACTTTCTTAATAGTTTCGCGTACTTACAATTTCTTAACTTACTTTATATTATAGTTTTCATGTAAATTTTCATGACATTCTTTACAGAGTGAGATTCCACTAACATTATTTTCAACGTGATACTTGGTAACAAGATCACGTATTTTATTTTTTAAATCTAGCGTTTCTTGATCAGGATTTTCTAGTCTTTCATTTAAGAAATGTTTTTCTAACCATCCTTCAGCCTTTGCAATTTTTCTTAAGATAGAAGAAAACGTTTCCCCATCATGATGAACTTCTAATTGGCCATTACTAACGCCACAGTATTGACATTTAAACTCATCTTTTACTAAGCATGGATAAACCCATTTTTGATACAATTCATGTGAAGCTCTTGAATAAGAGTTTAGTGAGCTGACACCACCTCTCCACAAAGACGAATCTTCACCTTTTCGCGGCAAAATTTTCCCATCTTGCATATTCTTTTTAATAGTTTTTGCTTGGTTTTGCTTAAACTCTATAGTATCAGTGAATTTTATTCTGGCAGCATATTCTGGATCCAAGGCTTTTCGCTTACCCTTGTTCCAAGGTGCTTTGCCATCAAAATATTTAAACTTTCCTTCCTCAAAAAGTTTCTTTTTTGTTTCCTTAGATTTCTTTTTGGCTTCTACCCCATTGGTTTTGTTCCAAGGATTTTTATCATATTCTCTAACATGATGTCCTTTTACATAAGAGCCAAACCCATCCATTAAACCAAAGAAGTATACTTCTCCTCCGCATCCACATTTGCAAGTGGGTTCAGTACCATTGTAGAACAATATTGCACAAAGCCGTTTTGAAGATTTGCTATGTGCTTTTGTATAATGAATCCTTAAAGAATTTAAATTAAACTGCACGCTACAATCAGGACAGTTATATGTTTTGTTTTTGCGGTTTTCTTTTTCTGTCAAAACTATGGGTTCTTTTTCTATTTTACTCATTGTTTACTTGCTATCCTTATATATGATATAGCTTACTGGTAAGCTTTGTTGCATACAAAAGATTGTCAATATGAGCTAGAAATTAGAAATTCCTGCTGTTGACATTTGCATAGTTTGTTTTTAAGGATCAAATATATGAACTTAAAATATTTCTTTAAGAAGATGTATTGGTCTGCCAAGGTAGGTAGACATATAGATAAGGAAACAGGAAAGGATATTCCTGAACCAAATGTCGTAAAAATGCCCCGTAAAGAGGGTTTAAACGCATGGGAAGACGAATTGGTTTATATTATTATTGATGCCTCAAATCAGGCGCAGGAAGCGAATAGTGTGGCTACGATTGTTGTTAACACATACAACAGGGAAACCAAGCGCACACTATATTCAGAATCATTCCCTATTGTTAAAAACACAAGATTTGGATTAGGTGCATGGAATGTAATCAAGAAGGCAACAGAGTTTAGAACTGATTATGGTTGCACTCAAGAATTCAAAGGCGCACTATATGGAATGAGTCTTGAGTTTGATCCAGTGTTATCAGATAATCTGATTGTTGTTGGAGAAGTAGGAAAAAACCCAATAATAATTGAAGTGTTAGATCTGTTAGAAACCTAAGTGGATTACATTACAAATACGTTGCCAACAGCAGCATCAAGTAATTCGTCTAACCCAATTTCAATTCTAGTAGCAAGGTCTTCCAATTTTTGATTAATTGTTTCAAGGATTTCATCATTTTTTCTGTTGCGAGTTTGTTTACGTCCATAAGGACCATAACCAACGAGTAATTCTTTTGGTAGAGGATTAAATTTAATAGAACCAGTTAGCAGATACTGAGCCAATAGTTCATAGGCAAATTCAAACCAGTTACGCATTTTTTTATCACGGGCACTTTTCATTGTACCAATTTCCTGAGCTACATACTTTAATATTTTCTCTTTATCTCTTGCCCCTTTAAAATCATAATTAAAATATCCATAAGGATACACATCAATATTGTAAACTTGATCTAATATATTAGCTACATCTCTACGTAAACGATTTATAAATTCCCCCCACATTTTTGCGATGTAATCGTTTCTACTTGCGAGTGCATGGCCTAAACGATGCGCTAAGATCCAACCAGAAGCCATATAACGTTCTGCACCAGTGTTGCTTGTGTAAATAATTGTTATTGTATTTCCTTTTGGGTCTGGGATTTCTTCTGGGGTTATCTTCATTTTGTTTCTAACAAAATCCATATTAACCAACCCAACTTCTCTAAACTCAGGTTTATTTACCCTTGGATCATTAACAAGATACATGTCAAAATCATAAGGGGTGTTTTCCCATTGGCGATAAATCTTTTCTACGCCTTTTGGTGAGGTTAATAACTTTCTGTCTACATCTCCAAAGGATGAACGTCGTTCCCAATCTCCAACGGTTTGAAACCGTTTGATTGCCATTTCATCGACATCGCCTTCTTCTCCCATGTAGCCCGCTACGCCACCGCCACCCATAGCACCAGCTTCAAAAATAATATCTGACAACTTTATCATGATTTTAAATACTATTTACGAAGTTTTTTCTTTTTCTTTTTACCTATTGTAATACCAACAGATGGAGGATCATGCAACATATCTCGTTTTTTTGGATTGCCTTTTTCAATATTTCTATTAGCCATATTGATTAACTCTTTTGAACGTTCCTTCTGAGGATCATCAGGCTGGATAAAAGTTTCGCTGCCTAAACGGTAATTTTTACTTACATATTGATAACCAAGTCTACCCAAAAGATCTTTATTTCCTTGAGTCATTTTCTTAGAAATATCTTCTTTAATAGAGATTAACTCTGGTGTTTGTTCTAAAACCTCTTGTGCTTTATCTTCTATCACTTCAGAGGGCATTACATCTGGGGCTTTATTCGTATACTTCCAAATATACCATGTGACTGCTTGTAGTGACTGCACAGATATTCCTAGTTCATTGGCGGCAGTATGATAATCCTGCAACATTCTTTCTCTTTGTTGGTTTGTTAACCTTATTCCTTTTAGTCTTCTTTTTTCGCCGCGCCATATATTAATGGCATGTCCATCCAAAACCAAATTACTAGCTGATTTTAATGGATCTACAAGGCTATTAAAAAATACAGTAACTTTTGGACCTGTTACTAAACTAACATCTCCCGTTTTTAATATTTCGATTGCCTTTTTTACATTTTCAGGATATGCATTTGTTTTGATCACAAGATCAACACCATCTCTTTTGGCATTTTGATAACCAGCAATTAATTGGTTTGCCGCATGTAGGTTAGTAATCCATCTATTACCAGGAGAAAGCACTGCAACAACGGCGGCAACAACTTCAAGCGGCAAACTATATTTTTCAGATAATTTTGCTACATTATCTTTTGCAGCAAAATACCAATTACCCCAGAAATTTTTTTCATCCTCATTTGCTGAATTGTAAACAGCTTTTATATTTTGCACACCACCATCTAATAAAATACCAATATCTTTTATGGTAAGATCCACTTCTCTTTTTGGCTCTTGAATTAAACTAGGAATTACAGATCTTAATTGATCTATAATTTTATTACCTTTTGATTGTTTTATAGCTTCCAAAATTAAAAATTTAAGATATGTTTTAAATTCTTTATTCAACATTATAAAATTAAATAGGATAATTTTGCGGCAACCAAAAAATAAACTTATTTGCCCTTTAGTAAATCACTTACAGATTTCTTTGCCCAGAATTTACATGACCAATATCTTGGTGTAGTTCTGTCTTTTGCAAGATGACACTTATGTCTCGCACGAAAAGATTTTCTTCTTTTTGGATCATCCCTACGGATTTCCATATTTGGATCGCCAAAATTAACTTTAACAACATTACCAGTATCTGGATCTCTAACAAACACTTTATATTTTTTGACATCGCCTAGTGTTGGTCTGCCAAGTTTTACTTTTTTGCCGCGATGTTTTATAGTTTCCATG